TGCATACCGTCTACATGGATATTGTTACCGTCACTGCCCCGTCCAAGCCATAGAAGTCCACCGGCAAGTACGATTACAAATTTATATTTTGCGGCATTCGAATTCTGCGCCCCTAAATCTGTTCCTTGGTCTGTATCGGGAGCGCTGAATCTAATCTCAACATCGCTGCTTGCGCCGTACCTGTAGCCCGTGTCTATCCACTGCTTGCCGGAAGCCTGTAAGTAATCAACTGCGGTATAGCCCACCGGCAGTCCGCTCTGCGCTTTCGCCTCTTGCCATATAAATCTGCGCCTGTTCAAGTGCCCTCACCGACCTTCTGAGCTGCCAGAACTTTGTCCTTGAAGCTGAGTTCCCATGTCTCGCCGTTTTTGAAATCGGGCGCTGTGCCGATATATTTGGTATCGGCAGGCAGAGTGACGGTGATATTGCCGCTCTCGGCAAAGGTCAGGCGCATCCAGCACTCGAAATCACTTGTCGGATATGTCAGCGTCAATGTCGTGACATCGGCAAGCCGGTACTCGGTGTTGTCGGCAAGGGTTGTGTTTGAGCCTTCAGAGATCTTTTGAGGGCTTATAAGGTTGCCATTATACGTAAGAACCCCATTAGAATCAGAAAGACCATCAAGTACAGACTTATTACTATGCTCGTGGGCTTTTTGTATAAGCCAATCTAAAGCGCTGGATACTTTATTAATATTAGACGGGAAAGTTTCAAGAGTTGATGAAAAACCTACAACAGAAGCATCCATGTTTATAAAATTAACTGTCCAACTATCTTGCTTATCGGCATCTATAATAAATCCCGTATTGCCGTCAAACAATATAAACTTATAACTATCTTCAAACCGTATAGTTAATGGAAGCAAATATTGATCAGTTCCGTCTGTCGAAACTACCAAAACTTGCTTGCCCGCTTTGTAAGCCTCATCTATTTGCGCGTAGGTCTTGTCATGGGAAGTAACTGTATATTCTGCTCCTGATTGAATTTGCACATTAACCACAAGAAACTCGGTTCCCATTGAGCCTCCACCGCCTATAACCTTGCCGTCGTACAGCAGCGTGCCGGTATCATCGGCGGTCAACAGGTCAATGACCGACTTATTATCATGAGTATGCCGCGCGGCGGTATTCTGGTTGACCTCCGCTACAATCCCCGGCTGCTGCGGATCTATGTCGTTGTCACCGTCCGCCGCTCTGCAAAAGTGCAGCTGTACCATGCGCGACTTGTAGACCTGTTCATTGCCGATATAGCCGATGAGCGTCACACAGCAAAAAGCCGTCGCAGTAACAGCCGCGGGCAACGGGTAAGCAAGGGCTCCGTTTGACATTTTTGGTATTATCTCCGACACGCCGCCGGGCTCGAAGCAGAGGCGATACACAGCCTCATCCGGCATGATAGCCGGTGGAGTGATAATAAGCTCCGTGGCATTATGTTCGCCGACGATACCGGCCTCACAATCATATCTGTGCTCGGCAAAGTTAAGCCTGCACTGTCTCATCCTCTCCAACAACATTCTCACCTGCTTCCTTTTTTTCGTCTTCGCTGTCTTCTTCGAGTGAGGACAGCAGTTTGTTGAGTTCCTCCTTTATGCCGAGGCATACCATCCGACAATTTTCGTATGTCTTCTGTTCGGCTTCGATTTCGGATATGCGGGTTTTGATTTTTTTTACTGCTTTTGAATCTGTCATAACATTAGGCTCCTCATGTAATCTTTTTTGCTGCATTGGTACCCCATTTGGCATAAATTCCGTCATTGCCAACGATAATATCGCCGGTATACCCTTTGTATGTCTTGCCACTTGTGTCCTTCCATGTACCACCCATCAAGCGCATTGTAATCTCGCCTGCGGCATTTTTATAAAAATCAACGCGCGCCTCCAATGTGTCCAACCCGCTCGATGCTCTGGCACGATTGCGCAGTTCTAAGGCCGCTGTACCACGATCGATGCTTGCATTGTTTTCGGTCACTGCTATGGTACCAATTCCCAAACCGACTGTGTATTCAGCCCCGCCAATCTTTTTGTGGTGTATCAAACCTGCAAATTGGTTTTCCAGGCATTCATTCGTCTCAACCATTTGTCTGATGCGTGTTTTATTGGCTTCAATGAGCATATAATCCGTTGACCAGCTATGGGCAAGATTAAGCACAACAGGCTTAACAAGCGATGCAGTATTTTCGGACGTTCCAAACCTGAAGCCTTTCGACGTGCTTCCCGAGCCGGAAGGTTCGGGGGAGGCAAAGGTGACATACCAGCTGGCAGAAGCCGCGGTTGAATAGAGCAGTGTGTCGAGTATCGACAGGTATTTATAGCTCGTTCCTTGTGATTGATTGAGAGCTTGGTATAATTCGAGATAGCCGGCCGAGAGATCCGTCTTAAAGCCCTCTCTTTCAGCCGTAAAGGAACCGTCCTCGATTTTTACACCCTGCGCATTTATCGTCGTTGTCGCGTTGCTCAGCTCGGACGGGGAGCCGAGATTATCAAAACGTATGTTGATCTCATTGCTCAGCTGCTCAATGGTTGACGATGTAACGTAGTCGCCCTCGATTTTAGTGACGCGAGACTGTATGCTGTTTGAAGTCTGTTTCAAGGTGCTTACCTCACCCGACAGGCCGCTCATATTCTGCACAAGCGTTTGTATGCTAAGGTTCTGGTGGTCAACCTGCAGCTGTACCTTTTTAAGTGACTGTATAACGCTGCCGGCCATTTTGTAATCGGTTTTTCTGACTGTCTGAGCCTCTGCGGAAAGCTTTGACCTGATACGCGCAGTAGTTTCTATTTGCAGCACCGTCGCCGCGAAATATGTCCCGTCTTTATCCTGGACGCTTATGGTGTCGTTCAAATCAAAAATATAATCATCAATGCAGTCAGTGATTTGAAACGGAACAATCGACATCCCAAAGATCTGCGCGGCAACGGTTTTTATGCTGCTTTCGCGCGTCTTGTCGATGAAAGGATTGTCATCTATGCGCCACTGACAGAGATTCTCCGGTGCGGTAGTCGGATACGTGATATCGTCATCGTATCCGTCGTGTCCGAAAACCAAAGAGTTTATTGCGCCGAATTTCGGTTCTTTTGAAACAGTCTTATACCGCGATTTGCCTATCTTAATTCCGGTGTTGCTTGGTTTACTTATCCGCAGACCGCCCGTGCGGCTTATCTGCGCTATGCACCCTCCGAGCTCGGCCGCGCGAGAAATTAGCTCGCGGTCAGTCATGGAGGCATCCATGTTAGGCGCTTCCGTCAGCTTAAAAGTCGACATAGGAAATGTCGCTGTTTCCAGTGCAACGCCGTGGCGCTGACAGATCTCCTTCACGAACGCTCCCAATGTCGTCGGGTAAGTCAGCTTGCCGCCGTATGCGCAGTCAAAAAGCACTGCACGGTCAGTACCTTTAAAAGATATTGACCGCGCAGTTTTATTGTTTGTGATGTCCTCATCCTTTGCAGTAAAAAGACCCATCGGAATCCATGTCACCGCACCGTCTATCTCAAGGCCGCGATATACCGACACTTCTTTTCCGTTAAGGTTAACAGAGCCGTTGAGATTGTATATCTCGAATTCACAGCTCTTTGACGGGAACCCGCCTATCATTTTACTGTTGGAATGCGATATCTTCGGATATGTCCTCAAGTGTTGCTGTCCGGTATAGGTTACACCGCCGACCACAATCTTTGACTTAGCCGCACGGACCCTGGATGACGCTATGTAGTTTTTATAGCTTGTACTCGCTGCGTACATATTTCGCCCTCCTTAGCTGTTCGGAACGGTCTGAACAAAGCGCAGTTCGAACGCCTCAATGACGTATTCGCCGTTAATCAGCGCGTGTGCCGTCACTGCATCAGAAACCGGGTACATCGTCTTGGTCAAGAACGCACCGGCACGAAGATCGTAAAATTTTACAGTACATTCGGTCATCGCTCTGACCTGCAGGATTTTTCTGATTTCCGCCTCGGTTTTATCCTTTTCAAAGGTCAGAACAAGCTTATCGCGCTCCGGTAAAACCTCGCGGATCATCAGATTTTCATCGGTTGCTCCCGACCCTTCCGAGTCGGTCTGCGGATATTCCCAGCCTATTCCGTCGGCTTCGAGCGTTATGCTGCCGTTTATAAGCACTTCATATTTTTCCACGCATTACACCTCCAAAAGGATCCTGCCCTCGGCAACCTGGGCTTCGTTGATAGTCTTGATAATCGTTCGGCCGTCGGGGTAATGGATAAGCAGTTCGATTTGCAGTTTGACCTTTTGAGCAAGTCCTCCGACTTTGGCAAGTGCAAGCTCGACCTGCTCGCGAATCTTAGATTCGGGCGACACTATTTCGCCCTCGCGGGTGTTATCGCCGACTATGGCGAGCTGCGGATTGTTGGCTGCCACCCAGGCGCCCTGTGCCAGACGCGGAAGCTTCACGGCGGGAATCTGTTTTATGTTAAAGCCTAAAGATCTCCCGCCTATTCCGGGCACCCAGTCAGGCACATCCCACCGGATTGAATTGAAACCATGTATCAGCTTGTTTATACCGCTGCCGATACGGTTCACGAGGTTTTCAAACAGAGCTATTATGACATTGAGCGGAGCTTTTGCGCTCGCTGCCATAGTGTCAAACGCGCCCTTGAAGATGTTTTTAATACCGCTCCACGCCTTTGACCAGTTTCCTGTAAAGACGCCCGTTATGAACTGTACAATGCCTTTCAGCACTGTAATTATCCCGTTCGCGCGGTCTATAAAGCCGGCTATTATGGGCTCGACAACATTCATCATATTCCGAAAACAGGTAACGACGACGGGATAAAGGCGATCCTGCACCCACTTTACTAAGGGCATGATGACCTTGTTGTAAATCTCAAGCGCATCCTGTACCAATTCCAAAACAAATCCGGCAAGGTTATCCGCCAACGGCTTTATATGCTCCGTCCACAGCCGGGTTACCGTAGCCATAATGGTGTTCCAGCACGGTTTCAGAGAGTTGTTCCAGGTGTTTAAAAGCGAGTTCTTAACGTTCTCGATAGCAACTCTGATGTTCTCAAAAATCGGCGCACCGTATGTTTGCCATTTGTCGTATACAACATTCCATGTGTCGCGGTAAACCCACATGAAGACGCGTAACGCGGGAACCGCACCTTCGCGCCAAGTTTTGTCAAAAATCTCTTTCACCGAGCCGTATAATGTTTCCAATGTTTCTACGCATTCGGTGTAAAACTGTGTTATCACCGGCAGACCCTTTGTTATAAATTTTTTAAGACAGGGATACACCGCAACATCCCACAAATCGGAAAAGACCGTATTTGCGCTGTCGTACAGTCCCAAAAAGATATCAGCTGCCGCGTGACAAAACGTTTCAAAAAACTTTTTCACATCTGTCGACGCCCAATTTTTAATAGGCGATTCGAGTTTGCGAAGATCCTCCCAAACCTTTTTGAATATCTTTTTTGTGCGCTCGACCTGTCGCTTGAGCTCTTGCCGCTCCTTTTCAAATCCCGCAGCAAAGCCCTCCCAAAAAGTCGAGAGCTTTTGCTTCAGCTCGTCAAGACGGGTGTCAACAGCGGAAACGCCGCTTGTTATCGCCGAGGTTGTAGGGTCAGCAGTCGTCACTTCGGAAGAACCTCCGGTGCCTGTATCCGATGAGCTCGACTTGCTCAGCACATTGATTTCGTCGTAGGCCGCAAAGGCTTTTCTGACCTTTTTTGCGGCTTTTTCAGCCGCAGTGCCCGTGTCGTCGATAGCCTCGGCCGCTTCGGCCGCTCCCGCGGTCACACCGCCGAGTGATGTCACATCCGGCATCTCAAGCCCGATTGAAGCCATCGCAGTCTTGAGCAAACTGCAGAATTTCAAAAGCGCATCGAGCGCAGTTTGAATTGCCGGGATAAACAGGTTCAGAATCGGGATTATCACATTGCCGATTTCTGTTTTTAGCGAGGTAAATGTTGCAGACAGCTTTGCCACCCGCCCCGCAAAGGTAGTGGCGTATTTGGCAGCGTCGCCTGTCTGCCATTTTGTTTCTTGCAGAATACCGTTGACCTCGGCTTCTATCTTCTGCTGCTGTGTGAGAGCGTTTGAGGTTGTTCCGATGGATTTGGCATAGTCATCCCACATCTTCGCCACGTTCTTGGTCACACCGGCGTTGTCCACAAGTATGGAGTTTTCATTTTTCAGACCTTCTGTCGCCGTTGATATAGCATCACCGTAGGAATAGGAAGCCTGGCGGCCAAATGCCGCGGCATCTTTCAGCGCGGTCATCGTCTTTTCTATCTGCTCGGTATTGTACCCGCGAGCCGCAAGGTTCTTGTATGCCGTCACAGCGTTGTTAAGAGGCACAAGACCGTCAGAGATATATTCCTGTATAAACCTGTTTGCTTCGCCGAATGACTTCTTCTGCCCGTTCAGGATGGAACTCAGACCCATCCACGCGGACTGCGTCTCGCTCGCTACCTCAACGCACTTTTTACCGAAAGAGACGACGGCAGCCGCAGAAAACGCAATGCCTATTGCCTTGCCGACCTTGCCCATCGCGGACGAAAACACGCTCTGAGCCTGTCCCGCGGCGCCCTTTATTTCTTTTTTGAACGCGCTTTGATTCGCCTTTATGTCGAAGAAAACAGAACCGACATTTGTGCCCAAAGGCATATTTTCACCCCCCTGCAAGATTTTTAAAGAGCTGTTGGAACTGTTCCAAGGTCATTGTGTACTGTACGCTCTCCGCTTTCGCGGCGCGGAACCGCTGCCACTTTCGGCGGATATCCTTCTCGGCATTCGTCATCTCGCGTATCTTCTTCGGGTCCTTTTCGGATCTGACCGAGATAACATATCCGAGCGGCGTATCGTGCATAATGCCTGCCAGCAGTTTCCTGTACTCCCTGACCGATATATCTTCCGTCAGAAGCCTAATACCGTACTGTTTGGCAAATGACGCTACAATAAGCGGCTCGTCAAACTGCTCGTCGTAGTAGGCTTCCTCGGTTAGTTTTTTCTTTCTTTTGCTGCTTTCTTGAGGTCTTCATAGTCCTCGCCGGTTATGGCTGCCATAACATAGTAAGACAGATTCATATAGCCGGAAACGGATATGTCGCTGTTTACCAGCTCGGCAACAGCTTCCTTGCCGAGCGCAAGGGTGAGGATTTCCATGTCGGAATCGTCTCCGCCCTTTTCCTGCGCCTGCTGAATTTTGTCCCATGTGGACTTTCTGTCATCGACGAGATAGAGCTTATCGCCGATTTTAAGCTGCGGATGATTGTCACCCGAAAGAATGGCATCGCCCGTGTCGATTATTCTCATGCTGCTTTACTCCTTTAAATAAAAAATACGGACTGCCGCGAATCACGCAGCAGTCCTGAAATTATGAGCCCGTAGCCGGTGTATAGGTCGGCTTACCGTTGCTGATAAGGTCAAACGCCAGGGGGTTGACGGCGGTTGCATCGTCACCGGCATAGTCGCTCACCGAGACGACTACATCGCCGGTAAACACCGCACCGTCGGGAAATGTCACTTTGATTTTTGAATCGCAGTCGCGTCCGTTTTTGAGCGCCAGTCCTGCGATATAGTCATTGCCGGGGTCTCCTATGCTGCGCTTACCGTTCATGGACAGGGTGTACGACTTCGCGGTCGCCAGGGCTCTCTGCCAGCCGTCCTCGGTTATCGAGTGCCAGGTCTCTACGCCGGTCTCGATTGACAGCTTCGCGTTTTCCATGTCGGCTATCGGCGCGAAGGTCGTGCCGGTTGTGCAGATCTCTATGTCGAGATCATACACGGGAAAAACTCCTGAAAAATTAGGCATGTTCTCACTCCTTTTTACTTGTCATAATAAAAACATCGAACTCGAAAGAGTATTCATACACGCCGTTGCCGTCGGTTCCCAAGTCGATGGGACCGTCATAGCGAGATATTATAAACGCTCTTTGTCCGTCGATTTCAAAATCCTTTTCATCGAAAAAGTCGTATATGCTTTGCGCCTTGCCTTCGGCGGAGTCCGCATTGCGCGTCCAGCGCAGCAGGACCGTAACGGGCAGCACACCGTAGCTCCGGTTGACCTTGCCGCCCACCGTCTGCGTCTTTGCCGCACCTAAGCGGGAACGATAAAAGCAAACTGCCCTCTCAACATCGCCGTCTATCTTACCGATAGAGATGTTGTCCGTCCAACTGTATGCGGTTTTGAAAAAGTCTTTCAATGCTTTCAGCGTCATCCGCCACAGCTCCTTTGCATAAATCTCGCAAAGACCCGCTTTGCGTAATCCTTCTTCCGGCCTGAAATGTACGGCTCAAACCACGCTCCTCCCGCCTCTCTGTTTTCAGCCCTGCTGAAATTGTATTCGGGATGAAAATAGAGCCTGCGGGCATACGGTGTATCAGACACGATATAGACCTTGCCGGTCTCCGCCTCTTTGTCGTCGACAAAGGTAGAGCGGTTCTGCAGCTGTCCGGTCTTGAACGGCATCGTCTCCGACTGCTGCAGATCCGTTTTAAGCGCGTCCGCCGTTTTTGCCAGATTTCGGGCAACCGCTTTTTCGATGTTTTTTATGTTTGCGGTGTTGAGCTTGACCGTGACCTTCATTTCAGCTCAAACTCCGTGTGGTTCACCGTACCGTCGGGATTCTTCGCTCGGATACCCGAATATATCGTCATTTCGCGGCCGCTGACAGTAACGGTGCCGCTCGATATTTCGCGCATCTTCGGTGCGATATCGCCCTTTACGATTACTTTGCCGACGAGCTCGGTATACTTGCCGTCTTTGTCGTACAGCCGCTTCCTACGCTCCGAATATATGCAAGAGGTCTTTATCGTAGCCGCGGTCATCGGCTCGCCATCCTCGCTGATATGCGGCTCATCGAGCTTTATCTCGCACGGTGTGACGCAAAGGAAGTCCGGGAACGGCAGTTTTTTAATGCTGTTTGCCATTATACAATCCTCCCTGTCAGTCCGGTCTGCTGCAGCAGGGCGTATGCCACGGGGCTCATTCCGAGGCTATCATAGACCTTGCCGGAATCCTTGACCGTAACGCTTATGTCAAGCACGCTGTAGCTCTGTATGCCGGCTCCGTCATACCCGTTTTCGCGGATATAATCAGCCTGATAACACGCGGCGAGCTTGATTCTTTCCTGCTGGAACGCGGTAAGGTTTTCAAAGCCGCGACCTTTAATTCGATTAAATGTCGCCTCATCGATCTTTATTTCGGCCAAAGCTAAGGAGGCTTCGATTTCACACGAAGCCTCCTGCGTACCGTGAAAAGATTCTAAGTAGAAATTGACGTCAGCATACATTACGCATCAACTCCGTCAGGCGATATCGATGTCGACAAACACGCTGTCGACCTTGTTATCCTTGCCGTTCGGGAAAACGAACACATCGGAGAACGCGCGGTTCTGATAGAGCCAACCGTCGCCCTCGGTGTGCGCTCCCGGTGCGAAGAAGTAAATACTGTTGACCTTCGGCACGAACTTCGTTGTAAGCGGTGAGGCGATCAGAACGTTGATCTTGTTCGAGCCTGCGGTATCCACCTCATAATAGCTCGAAGTTGAGGGGTTTCCGGTAGGGGTCTTAACGGGGGTGTACGTACTGCCGCTCTTGGTGTAGTAGGTCTTACCGGCCACAACGCTGGTATCGGCTGACGCCTTATAGGTCGTCTCTGCCGGCGCGAAGCCGCCATCCTCGCCGTCGAAATTGAAGGTGTCGTAAAACACTTCATCGTCGATGACCTCGAATACCGGCACGCCGTCAATCTTTGTGACGCGGGTCTCGATGCCGATGCCGCCCTCCGCTATCTGGGTCATCTCTATCTTCTTTGCAAGCTCAGTGCTCTGCTCGAGAAGATCCATTATCTCCGATCTGACATAGACGACAAGCGCGCCCATCGCCTTGTATCTGCGGAGCTTGCCGGAGCCGAGCGCCTTCTTGATTTTGGTGAAGACATTGGCCGCAGTGTAATCGCTGAGCTTTGTTTCGGTATGATAGCCGTCGAGCTTCTTTGCCTGCGCCGCGACGCGGGAGAAGAAGAGGGCGTTAGCCTCGGGCACCTCCTGCGTGCGGACAAAGGTCTTGGAGATATTCTCCATCGACGCTGTCGCATTGGTCTCATCGACATCGAGTTTATCGACAAGGAACTCTATATCCCTGTCGTGCGTGAGGGTGAACGGAACATCCGTCTGCACGAAGGCTCCGCGGTTCCAGCCGCCGTTTCTGTTGTGGCTCTTATAGCCACTGGTTGACATCTGAGTGAAATGGAAGGTCTTTGCCGAGAGCCACTTCACTGCGGTCGTAATAAAGGGAGAAATGAGCGAATCCTGCGTGAGGATCTCAAGAAGCTCAGGCTCCCATCTTTCTGCGTAGTTTGCCGTGTTAGGCATTTTTCAACACTCCTTTAGTAGTTAAATCTGTTCCAGCTCTTTTGAGCTGTCTTCCTGGCGGGTGCTTTCTTGCTCTTGTCCTCCTGACCGTCCCCGCCTATGGTGAAACCGGGTCCTCCGTCCTCGGCCTTGTCGGTCAGTTCTGTCCATGTTTTCAGCAGTTCGGTGACTGCGGCGGAAGCTTTTTCGCGGCTGAATTTGCCGTCATCGTCGAGGCAGTCCGCACGGTCGATGAGTTTGACCGCCTTAGACACCTTGTCTGCTTTGACATGTGCCGCAAGCATCACCGCTTCAAGAACGGCGTTTTCGGCCATTTCACGAGCCTCGGCGAGTTCGGCGGCTGCTCGGGAGTTCTGCTCCGCGCCGTCCGTCTCCGGCTCTTCCTGCCTATCAAGCTGCGCCTTCTCGATAAGCTCTTTGACCTTTGCCCTGTCGGTCTTCTCGGTTATACCGAGCTCCTTCATAAGCTTGGCGACTGCCTTCTTGCTGTTTTTGACGCTGATGTTGTTTACTTCCTCGTCGGTGTACTTTTTTTCGGGCTGAGTCTGCTCGTTCTGCTCCTCGTTGCCCTGCCCCTCCGTGGTTTCAACATTCTTGTTTTCTTCTGCCATTTTTTACACTCCTTTTCTCAGTTAAGGTCAACTGTTCCCCTGTTTACGATACAGGCAAACGATTTTTGGATATAAAAACAGCGCCCTGCAGTCGAATGCAAGACGCTGTAATTATTGTGATTTGTTCAGTATATTAGGTTTCTCGGCACTTCTTTATGCTTAAATCTTGGGTCGACAAGCCCTAATCGGGAGATGTGCAAAGCATGCTTACAGTTGTTACACCAAAGATCGCCATAACCGCTATCACCGTTTTCTGTAATCGAGAAATCAGTGTCTTTGCTCGAGCAAAAGGGACACTTTCCGGGAATTCCGGTTTGTCCAAGGTGTTTTAAGCATTCAAGCCATTTTTCTATTGCGGTCATTTTCTCTCCCCCTTTTTCAAAGCATTATAGTATATCGTTTCGAACTTACTTGCTGCTTTTTCCATCTTCTCCAAATTATCTTGAACATACTCCTTGCCATGTCTTTGCAGTTGAAGCACATGGCACTTCTCGTGAAGAATTGTTTTTATTAGCTGCTCCTCATCCGTGAAAGCCTTAGGAAACAAATCAATTCTACCGATATTGTCGTAATCCGCAGACCCACAAAATGGGAGCTCAAGCAGATTCTCATCTCTTTGAATCTTTATTGTAAGTCCCTCGGTGGACACGCCATATTGGGCGCAAAGCTTCAAAACAGCCCGCTTTTGCATCGGGATTCCGAAGTTCGAAAAAACTCCAATGTTCTCATTTTTTCGACTTGCACCTCTATGCAATATTATTATACCATCCTCTGTACTATTGTCAAGTCTTGCGCTCCACTCTCTGAGCTTCGCCTGATATCTCGCCACATTCTCAGGGTCGACGCTGCCGACAGTCAGACGCTTGTACCGCTGCACCATGTTTTCTATGTACGCACGGTTGTATCGACCGTAGTCGGAAACATCGTTTTCCTCGTTGTTGTAGTGGTTGATGTCCTCGAGCTCAGGATAATAAGTGCCGAGACCATGCCGGCACCGAGGGTGGAACAGCCCGAGCTTCATCGCCTCGGACAGCAGCATATAGTCGCCGTCGCCCGGCTTGCCCCCGGAATACACATCGTCGATGAGCACCTTGCGCTCAAACGGTCTGCAGAGCTTGCAGGCAGTGGTATGGTGCGAAATAATTACGAGCGTTTCGCCTATGCTTTTGCGAAATTCGCCCTCACCCACCATATATGCCCGCTGGTTCGCCGTTCGAACGGCCATTGAAGCATAGTCCGCGATGTTGACCCTGCGTCCGTCGCGGTACTCGATGCAGTTGATTCCGCGTTCCAGAAAGTCCTTCACGGCCATATCGTATGCCTGTGTTTCGGTCATCACGCCGTTTGAGGCATACATTCCTGCTCGAAAGATGGTCTGCCGATAGGTGTCGTTCATCATACGCAGCACGGCAGTATTTGCCGCACCGAGATCGTTTTGCAGGGCGTTAATCATCCCGCTTATCTTTCGGTCGTTGACCTTGAAGAAGCTTTTGCGCATGGTCTTTGCGGATTTATAGCCCTTGCCGAGAGCTTTTTTATAGCGCTTCAGCTCGTGCTTCGAGCCTTGCCGCAGCTCCGCTTTCATATGCTCCGATACTCTGTCCGACAGACCGCGAGTTCGGCTGCTGATAATCTGCCAGTTCTCGCGTTGGCAGCGTTTCAGCTCCTTGAGCTTTTCCGCCTGCCACTGAGGGTATCTGAGCCCGGCGTCTGCCTCCTCGGCAAGATGACGGGCGAGGTTACGCTGCATCGACTCGATGAGATAAAGCTCCATATCGCGATAGATCTGCGCTATCTCTCTGTCAAAATCAATGCCGCTCATCTGTTACCTCACTCAAAATCGTTCAGCGCGGGTTCGTTCATTTCGAGGATACCGCGCTCCTCTTTTATACGCTTGACCTCTTCCGCCTTCCAGTCGTCGTCCTTGTCGTCGCCGTATAGCTCGTCGACTTGGGTCTTGGTCGACATTATGCCGCTGGTTGCCGCCTTGCCGATAGTCTCGACCTGTGCCTCGAAGGACGGGTTCGCGTAACCGCCGAAGTTAACGGTGACTTCAACCTCTTTGCTCTCGCGGCCGTTGAGCGTGCAGTAAAAATCAAGAGACGCCTGAACGAGGTCGCGTATTGCCTTGTTGAGGACATCGGTGACCCTGTTGCGGGTATAAAGCGTAGTTTTTTCCTTTTCGCGCTGCGCCTCGGCATTGTCGAGCTTTTTAACGTCAATGCCGAGCGTGGACGGGGAAATTATGCCCTGCAGACAGAGATCGAGCACGGTGCAGTATGTTGACAGCAGCGCCTCATACTGGATGGTGCCCTGCGTGGTTTTAATCTCCTGCTGCACACCCTCCGCCATGCTTCCCTGCAGCTGAATATACTCATTGTCAAAATCATTACTTTCGAGCACCTCACCGGTACGGACATTGCGCGGCAGCAGGTCAACGGGTATGTACTCCTTTATCTGACCCTTGCGCACAGCAAGCATCCACTGAGAGAACACCTCGTCAAAGGCGTCAAAATCGTCGAGCTTGCCGTCAAAAATCGACTTGCCGCGCCCGGGATAGATAGTTGACCGCCGGAACATCAAAGGCACCGCAGGCAGGAAATGGGCGTTATTTTTGATATCTCTGCACCCGTCGAGCTCCGGGAAGTCGGATATATCCGCCTCTCTATCGTTCGACACATCCACCAGCGAATATGTTATGCTGTCATAGTCGTACCGCTCCTTGAGCAGATACGGCTTCTGCTTAATGGTCTTTTTGGTTTTGAATACGACCGCGCCGATCCTGCCTCGGTTATACTCGAAGTCCACACGGTCGGCAGGATAGAACTCAATAATCGGCAATTTGCTAACCGTGGGGTCATACGACAATTTAAAAGCGCCGTCGCCAAGGTACAAAGTATCTCGGACGGCGTCGCTTATTATGTCGGTAATCAGGTTGCTCCTCGCGATATCCTCCCACACCTCCCCCATGTCGGGGTCGTCAACGGTGACAGCGTACAGGTCTCCCACGCAAACATCGGTCAGCGTGTCGACTATCAGCGACGGCAGCCCGGTGTGGATTTTGCGGATCTTCATGCCGCGAGTAGGTTTGCTGCCCCAAAAATGCCCGTTGCCTATGTTGTCCTGAATATGCGCGTAAAGCTCTTCGATTTCGTTCGCCCGACCGCGATACCAGATGCGGTCTTTAAACACCTCGGCATCATGGTCCATAAGCTGGTGAATCTCTATAGACACTCCGTTATCTGTGCTGATATTCAAAAAGTTCCTTACGGCGGTTCTGACTCTGTCGCTCAGGCTCAAATTAATCACTCTCCTGTTACTGCGCCTATCTTCTTGACATACGGCAGCCACCCGTATTGTGACGCATTTATTGTGTGGTCGTTTCGGTCTTCCGGCTGATTGTCTTTGTCCTGCTGCCAGCTGTACAATTCGAGCTCTGCGATGTGGTTCTTGCAGTGGTCGCACACAAGGTAATGCCCCGTGTGCAGCCAGCCGAGCTGCAGGTTTATACGGTCAATTATCTTTGTCGCCTTATAGGCGTTGTTGAAAGAATAGAGGCAGGCGTTATTCCGACGGTACTTCAAAAGTTCCGTCATGGTCGCCTGGTCTGCGGAATCGATAAAGACATTCCGTGCGAGCCCCCACTCCTCGCGGTTGCGCTCCAAGAAATCGATATAGTTGCGCACCGTGTCGCTCGGCGCTATCGGCTCACTGATGTCTCGGTTGTTATAGACCCGCTCGTCTAGGCATATTACCTTTCGGTCGTCGGTGATGCCGAGAAACATCATCGCTATCGTGTCCGGGGACTGCGAGGAATACGCCGTATCAAGCCCGGACGAAAACGCGATGAACTCAAACGGATCATTCTCATCCTCTAAGCGCTTGCGTATCGCCGCTTTTGATATAACATGCCGCTTGCGGTCAAAATTAGAAAAGACAAGCCCGGTGGCTCGTCCTCTCAATCCGAGTATTTTATTCTTGTAAATCTTTGTACCGGCGGGAACGTTGCTTATAATCTGCTGCCGCTTCTCGGGTGTCAGGGCGGCGTTGTGGTCAAACGAGAAGTACCACCACACCCATCCGGGCATTGCCGGAGAAGAAAGCATGGAGAGCAGTTCCGGCGGCGCGTCATCTGCATATTCGGGCAACGGTCGGGAACGGTTAATATATTCCGAATACACCGGCAGGTTCGGGTCGTCGGGGTTGAGCGTAGCAAGCAGATAATCGCAGCGCATAGCCGCCTCGCGCACATACTCCATATCCGCAATGTTTATCTCGTCGATATAAAGGCAGCCATACTGGCCGCCCAGAGCCTTTTTCCAGCGAGCTTTGTTGTCGTAGCCGAGCACATAGATTATTTTGTCCTCTGCTCCTGTGCGAAAGACGATATGCGGCAAGCTGTACTGACCCTTACCGCCGCTGTTGTATTCTACCCGCGAGCCGAACACATCTATAATGCCGAGCTCCTTGTTGATGATGTTTTTCTCGATTGTTCCGGTGTCCAAGCCGCTGACGATGTGAATCTTTTTCGGGCTCGCCGCAACGCGGAACATGAACTTCATAATGCCGACCGTAGTCTTGCCGGCATAGGTAGTCCCCTCGAGGAACTCGACCGACGCCGAGCGGCAGCGGAGGAAATCGCGGAACTTCTTACTCAGCAGAACCTCACTCATTGCCGCTCAACTGCCTCAGAATACTGTCGAGCTTGTCAGACGGTTCTATCTTAGCTTCAATACCGTCCTTGAACAGACAGAACCGCTTTCCGAGCAGCTCCGCAGCTTTCAGGCGCTCCTTTTCGTCCGGCGGCTTATCCAGCACCTTTGCCGCACTGCAGCCGTCGCCTTGACCTTCCACAACCACGACGCTCGCCGTGCTGTCTCCGCGCATCACGGCGGTGAGGTACTCCATGACCTCCTGCGCGTCGGCTATCTTTTTAGAGCTCAGCTCATCGAGTTTTGCTTCGATGTAGGCTTTAACATTAGCATTTGTTAGCAGCCTTGATGCATTGGCTCTCGCAGCATCATCCGATTTTATCCGTGGATAAGCAGCCTTGTATGCTCTTGTCGCGTTGCAGTCGACGATATACTCATCTGCAAACCGCCTTTGCTTGTCGGTCATGGGTTCACCTCCATTCTTGTTCTACACAAACTTTTATACTGGATTACAAATTATAAACAGCATATGAAAAGAGCAGCCCGAAAAGGCTGCCCTTAATATTTTTGATTTACAAAAAACCGAGTTACTGATCGCCTTAAGATATAATCATATACTGCGTCTTTAGGTCGTTATAACGATTATAGTTTATATACATCTCTTTTTGTAGGCGGCCTACTACTATTCCGGGATCAATATTAACTTTTTTTGCAAAGTTCATAATGGCTTTTTCGGAAAAATCGTCTATATGAATGAAGTCATCAAACAAGTCCTGAGGAATAAGAACCTCTTTTGCAAACTCGTCGGCTTCTTTTTCATCATCAGCAGTCGGACCATCCGCCTTGCCAATATGACCGTATATTATGTGCGCTATCTCATGGAAAAGACTAAACCAAAAGCGGTCAGCGTCCCTTCCTCTAACGGTAAGACCCATAACAATTTTATCCCCGGAATAGAATGTGGCTCCGTGTAAAAAAGAGCCTTTAATATGAGGCAAAAAGACAACTGCCACGCCACAATCTGCAAGCAAACTGATCAACCGTTCACAAAATACCTGTGGGTTTTCTACCGTCATATTTCTAATCTCCGGCACAGATTTCTTCAATTTATCAATATTTATCGAATTTGTATGAACCTTCTGCGCCCGTATCTTTGCTTGCTGCGCCCAGGCATAAAGCGCAAAATCCGCTTTACCGCCTTCGGCCAATCTTCGACAAGCAATTCCGGGAATAGGTGTACTGTTAAGAAGCCCTAAATTTGAAAGGCCGAAAAACTTTCTAAGCGCAAAAACCTTTTCTTTGTTGTCTCTGCTGTCAGGCACAAAACCGTTTTTAGCTATTTCTTTATATGGGATATCCTTCAGCAGCTCAATATCTGATTCAATTTGATTTTCGGCTTTTACCTGGGCAAGCTTTTCTCGATACAACGACTCAAGATTATTCCAAAAACGAGCCGGGATACCCAAAACAAATTCTAAGCGCAAAGCGACATCGTTTGTTAACTGTACCTCTCCGTTTATAAGCTTACTGACGTGCTTCTCTGATAGATCCATTCGGTGGGCAAATTCTTTCTGAGTCATTTTTCTGTCTTCCAACTGCTCCTTAATGGTTGCACCTGGTGGAATGGCTATCGTTGTTTTGCTTTTCTCCATTCTGTTCCTCTCCTTTACTCTATACCCTTTCTTGATTTGTTTATATGAATAAAACCATTAATCAATGATAATCTATTATCTCTAAAATTTTTACTATCTTCAACACTCTATCTTTTTCAGTAAAAACCAACCTGTATGGATGCTTTAAATCCATTGCATACATACCATCCATATCGCCTTTTAACGGATGGCATCTGCCTATTCCATTAGGAACGAGAGGATTAGGAAGCAACATATCTATCGAATCTGCCGCTGTTATCTGATCTATCCTCAGATGCAAGAGCTGTGCCGTTTCTACATTAAATTTTTTTTGAGCTTCTTCAAAAATCGTACAAACTTTTTCAAGCTTGTGATTTTTATACTCAATCTTCAAACTTTCGCCCCCGTTTATAACATTTACCTATCAGGTAAATTTATTATAGCACCTTTTAGAGAATATGTCAACATTTAAAATAAAGCCCCGCTATTTATGACGCCGCGGGGCAGGCGTAGGGAGAAAGAAAGGGAAAAATGAAGAGTAGAGTATCGACTGTAATTATCTTCATGCTAATGCTAACACACATGAATTCCTCATTGTCCTCAACTTTGCCGAATATAGCGATAACAAATATTGCTACAGTTCTTCGCGGTGTTATTACCGCCAGTCTTTGCCGCCACATCTTCCCATGTCAGTCCCTCGATAAAGCGCAGCGTAAATATCTGCCGAGTCAGACTGTCGGGGATATCGGATATGTAGCGTTCGAGCCTGGCGCGCTCATATATGCGCTGCTCAATTTTAGCCCGGATAACATCCTCAAGGTCGACTATTTCAGCCACGCAGCGTTCAAGCGCGTTTTCGGGATTCGGATTTCGCGGCATACCGTCGTAGTCCGGCGACCTCGGGCACAGAAGATCCGCACGCAGCTCCGCAAGCCGCTCCCTGTCGAGCTCTATCTCCCTGTCCAAGTAATATAGCTGGGACAACTCTTTAAGCGTCATTTAACCGTCTCCTCTCGGCGTTTCTCGTGTTTGTCGAGCTCTGATTGCAGGCAATGCCGGAACGGGCACAGTGGCCTCTCCCCGCCTGTCTGTACGAGGAACACACAGTGCTCGTTCGGGCAAATCTCAGGCACTGATGTCACCGCCTAACAATTCATGTTCGCCGCTCTGGAGCTGAAGCTCCGTCTCAGACATCTCATAGCCCAGCTCGCAAAGAAACTCATAAATCCTGTCAAGGCTTTGGTTTTCCTTGTGCTGCGGTGCCCGTTTGGATTTATTTGACGCATACCACCCGTCGTTGTAGTAGCCGTTGCGTTTATCGTCTCCGGCAAGCGCATACGCAACAACTATCGGCGCACGCTTGTCCTCGGCGATAAACTGCCGCCATTTCGGCGCATCCACATAATGCGCTTTTTCATCTGCTCCGATCTCGGAATTGATATATGCTCTGTCATATGTACAATAGTCCGTTATCTTGCAACCCGCAAACATCACAAGCCACTTGATGATTGTTTCTTTATGTTTTTCAACGGCGGTAAAGTTCTTGACAAAGTTTACGCGGCACTCATACGCCGTTTCCGTCAAACGCTTGAGCTCACGGTTGGCACTGTCTATGCGCTGTTCGCATTCTGATTTTTTCTCTTTCTTCTTTGGTACTTTGGCCTTTTTGCGCATAAGGTACGCCGTGCCATATGATATTTCCCAAAAAAGCTCTTCTTTGTTTTTGGGCTTTTTAAAGGTTCCCTCTTTCCAGTCTGCAATCTCACACCGTTCAATCCATTCATAGGCGGAGCTGTAGATTTGGTTTTTTACGGCTTTTGCGCCGATTGACTTTAATTCGGCTTTGACAAGCGGCGTTTTCTCGGCTTCAACCTGTCGTTTCTTCGCGCGAGAAAGTCTAAACTCAAAATCGCGTGTTCCGATTACTTTCAGCAGTTCGCGGCGCTCTTTTTCGTCTTTTATGTCCGCTATCTGCACATAGTCCTCAAGCTTTCCGCCGCGCTCCACCGCCTGCTGCATCTGCTCTGTCGGCAAAGTCGCTATCTTCAGGCGCTTGCGAACGGTTGTTTCGGCAAAGCCGGTTTTTTCGACGATTTCGGCGACCGACACGCCGAGGTCAAACATCATCTGCATACCTTGCGCTTGTTCATAGACTGTCAGATCTGACCGCTGCATATTTTCCAAAAGCATGGTAGACAGCTGCGTTTTATAGTCCATATCAACCACGGCGCAGGGAACCTCAGTCAGTCCCGCCTGCTTTGCGGCTGCGAGTCGTCTGTGCCCGATGATAACGGTATACATGCCGTTTTCGGCCGGAACGACCGTCAGGTTCTGCAAAATGCCGCGCGCTTTGATGGATTCCGCCAGCTCGGTGACATCGCCGATATTTTTCCTCGGGTTGTCAGGGTGCTGCAAAAGCTTCGTTACTTCGATGTTTGTTATCATGATTTGTCTCCTTTCAAAAATCCCATTTCAATGAGTTCTTGACCGCATCGCGGACAGTCGTGCCGGTCATTATCATCTGCCTCGAATATTTTGCAGCAGTAATAACATCTCAGGCAGTGTGTTTCCCGGTCGCTTGTCCGCTCCCGTATGTAGCGCCTGTTGGTCTCTTCCTGGGTTATTTGTTTCAGCATGGCAGCTCCTCTATTCTCACATAAATTCCCGGCACTTTAGACCAATACTTTTCGCTGATCTCCGATGCGACCTGCGCATCGTCCTTCCAAAAGCGCAGCCGAGTCATACAGTCCTTTAATGCCTTTTCAAGGTTATCCGTATCCGGTTTTGTTATCTTCGGTTCGCCGTCCAGGTGCCGTGTACCGTCATTGTCAAAACACCATTTGACAATCAGTCTGACCGCGCCGCTGTATGGCCGCTCCGGGGCATATTCGGCAAGGTGTGCTGTCAGCTTTCCCTTTGCCGCTTTCAGCTCGGTTGAATCGTACATTATCGCCTTACCGTTTTTGACGGTTATCTTTTTGTCATGATGCGTTACCGTGGGCGGATGCATCGGCATAAAAAATTCAGTTGTCATTTTTGTTTCCTTTCTTTTTTGTTTTTGAAAATCGCCCTTGTCAAGGTAGGGAAGAAGTTGTGTGCGGCGGCAGCCTAAGCCGCCACACTTCTTTCCCTTGACTTTGAGGGAAGGGAATTTCCCCACTTATATATGAAATATATAAGTGCTTTTTCCCTCAGAGGGAATTTCTCGATTTTTTATCGACTTTTTCCTTGTGAGGGAATTTCTCGATAACCATTCGACTTTTTCCCTTGTAAGGAACGGGAATTTTTATCGACTTTTTCCCTCGTTTTTCTTTCCAACTTCTCCGTCGTCAATCCAAAAACCACCATGCTCTGTCAACCTTTTGCGAACCGTTTTCGCTGTTACTCCGAGATATTCAGACAACTCATTCACTGTTACCCGTCCATCCATATTGCAGGCATCGAAAGCAGTTTCTATGCTGCTTGTTCTATCCTTTTTTCGCTCGGATGAGGTCTTTTTGCTGCTGAAGTTTCTCCTGAAAGGCGAGTTTTTCGAATTAAAATCGCTATCCGGCTTTATGTCCTCCAGCACACCGGTATCATCTATTCGGTGCACGGGGTAATCGAACCAAAGATTGACCGGAGCGAACTTCGGGAACTCACGCAAAGTACCTTCAATCCGCCACGCCGTTCGCTGCTCGATCATATTCCACGAAGCTCTTACTTCGGAGAGCATAAGGTCACGGGATGCCGGAGACAGACTCTCGCCGCACATTTTGAGCAGCTCGTGCGCGGTATTCTCTTCGTCCTGCGACGGTTCCGGCAGCTTGAAGCGGCGCATCCATTTGAGACAGATTTCCTGCTGTGCCTTGTCCTCTTGCTGTTTGCGGATACCGTCGGTTATATCAAGCTCTATGAGGTCGAGCAGCGCGTCGGGGTCGCGGGCGAACACTCCGCTGCCGGACGCTCTGTCCATGCTCCTCTTGCCGCCCTGAGCGCCTTTTGAATGGTGGTGGCAGTAGATAACCGCACACCCGAGCTCAGTACAGACCTTGTCAAACTGGTTGCAGAAATGCGCCATCTGATCTGCGCTGTTTTCGTCGCCGGTGATGATTTTATAAATCGGGTCAATGACAATGGCGATATAGTTTTTCTTTGCAGCGCGTCTGATGAGCTTCGGCGCGAGTTTATCCATCGGAATGGACTTGCCGCGCAGGTTCCACACATCGATGTTATGTAGGTTTTCCGCAGCCCAGCCGAGCGTTGTATAGACATCTTCAAAACGGTGCAAACAGCTCGCACGGTCAAGCTCGAGATTGACATACATTATCTTGCCCTGGGTACATTTGAAGCCCAGCCATTCGCGCCCCTCGGCTATGGCGCAGCACAGCTCTATCAGCGCAAAAGACTTGCCAGCTTTTGATGGTCCTGCGACAAGCATTTTGTGTCCCTGCCGTAGCACTCCGTCTATAAGCGGCGGCGCAAGCTCCGGCAGGTCGTTCCACACATCGGCAACGCTCTCCGGATCCGGCAGGTCGTCGTTTATGCTTTCAATCCATTCTTTCCATTCGTTCCATGAACTCTTGCCGATGTTTGTGTCGAGCAGGTACTGCTTCTTCCCGTTGCGCTCTACGCCCGGCATACGGCTCAATCGGGACGGGTTTTTGTTCTGGCGGTCGATGTCTATGCCGTTTTTCTTGCACACATCATAGAGGTAATCAACACGCTTGCGGTATTCGTCAAAGTTTGCGGCATCGATACGTACAATGGCGTGCAGGCTCTTTCCTCCGCTGTAAACGAGACAGGCAATCGGCAGCTCGAGCTCGCGTATTATCTGGTTTTGATGGGTGATGTCGGTCGTATCGGATTCGACCAGAGCATATCGGAACTCCGTCACATTTTCATTTTTGACGCCTTTGCCATCCAGAGGATTGAAGCGTATCCACGCCCCCGCCTCCGGCTTGCAATCGCCTATTACGCGACCTATGTCGCCCTCGCATTTGCTCAGAGCCTCTATAAGCTCTCCCGCAGTCCTGGTATACACGCCTTTCGTCGGCAGGTATTTACTGTCTTTTTCCCAGCTTTCGGTGACATAACCGACCGTCTCCCCCGCCTCAAAGAGCGTTTCGAGATATTTGGTAATCTGCTCTACGGGATTCCATTTGTCGGGAATATTCAACTCCTTGCCTTCAATCCAGCTTTTGTCGACAAGAACAAGATCATCCTTTTGTTCTCCGATAACGCTGTCCCAGTCAAGCGCGCCGTCATCTGCCTGAAAATGCCAGCCGTTATCTTTTGCCATCTGAACGATAGTCCCCGCCGTAACCGGTGCAGCGGCGCCGTTGAAGGTATTCCACTTTTTTTCGCAGTCGCCGGCATGATAGCGCTTGTCCGGGCGTGACCATTCATCCCAGTCATCGCAGCTGTATCCCTCATGCTTAAGCGCCATGCCGACTTCCACCCATTCGGAATATGTGCAAGCAGCCGGGTCTATGTATTTTATCAGCTCTTTCAGGTCGAGCTTTTCTTCTGTCATATCGTCATTGCCTCCGGTTTATAGTCTTTAGGCACAATGCCGCGCGGAACACGCCAATCGTTTGCAGCTATGCGATTTATCATCTTTGTTGCAGCGTCAAAGCTCCATTCGCCTACATGCAGAAAACCGCGGGATTCCAAAAAGCGTATCTGTTTCGGCGTTGTGAGACCTTCTTCGCGGCGCTTGCTGAGGCGGTCAAGCAGAAGCTTTGCCTTGCCGGCGTTCTCGATTGCGTCGGGAAATATACCGAGCTTTTCGAGCGTTTTAATCTGTTTTTCCGTCGGCGGAGCACATTCCCACCCAAATGCCGGGACATAGCTTGAAAGATCCTGCGCGGAAATCGACATTTCATACTGCAGCGGGTCTACAAGCTTACGCTTGCGCTTCCTCATTTCCTTGAGCTGTGCTGCAAGAGCCTCTTCGCGCTGAGCGACGACATCGCTCTCGGCCTGCTGCTCGGCAGCCTCAATATCAACCGGACAACCTGCCGCTTCGATATTCTCCGTCATTTTCTTGGCGACTTCTTCGCTTTCACATATCAGATGAGCAGGATGACAAAGTTCATGGCGTTCAGTGTGCCACAAGAAATCGAGCAGCAGAAGATCCTTCTTGCTGGGCGCAAGGCGCGTTCCGCGCCCGACCATTTGACTGTATAGGCTTCTGACCTTTGTCGGTCTTAACACGATGACGCAATCGACCGCCGGACAGTCCCAGCCTTCCGTCAAGAGCATGGAGTTACAAAGCACATTATATTCGCCGCGCTCAAAGGCTTCGATTATTTCAGCCCTGTCCTGACTTCCGCCGTTGACTTCCGCAGCCTGGAAACCGCGCTCATTCAGAATATCCCGAAATTTTTGCGAGGTCTTTATAAGCGGCAGAAACACGACTGTTTTGCGCTCCTTGCAGTTCTTTATCATCTCGTCGGCAATCTGATACAAATACGGATCCAGGGCGTTGTCGATATCAGCCGCCTTGAAATCCCCGTTCTGCATAGATACGCCCGTTAAGTCGAGAGCTAAAGGAATCGTGAGGGCTTTTATAGGCGAAAGATAACCGTCTTTGATAGCCTGCGGAAGAGTGTATTCATAAGCAAGGGAATCAAAGTATGTGCCGAGATTGCGCATATCGCCTCTGTCCGGCGTAGCGGTGACGCCTAAGACATGCGCGTCTCCAAAGTGCTCAAGCACGCGCTGATAACCATCGGAAAGGCAGTGATGCGCCTCGTCGATGATTATGGCGTCAAAATAGTCGCTGTCGAACTGTTCGAGCCGTTTTTCTCTCTGTAAAGATTGCACCGAGCCGACGGTTATACGGTACCAGCTGCCGAGGCAGCTTTCTTCGGCTTTCTCTGTGGCACACATCAAGCCGGTAAATTTCAGTATTTTGTCCGCCGCTTGTTCAAGCAGCTCGCCGCGGTGAGCGAGCACAAGAACCCGCTCACCGTTCTGAACACACTGCTTTGCAACATTAGCGAAAACGACTGTTTTGCCGGTGCCGGTCGGCAGGACAAGCAATGTGCGGTTATTGCCGCTCGCCCACTCGTTGAATATTGCCCGTTCTGCTTCCAGCTGATAAGGTCTCGCGTCCAAGGATTAAAAATTCCCCGGAGTGAAAGCGGGACGCTGAGTGGATTCGTCCGGCTCAAGGAATTTCTTGACCTCATTGTAATAATTATCGTTGTAAAGCCTCTGCCCTATCTTGCAGCGGCCTTTTGAACCTACAACCTGCGCCCAGTTCATTCTCAGAGGTTCGCCGTGTTTCTTCTGACCGATAGCGATGAAGAACGCGCACACAAGCCCTTCTGTTTTACGCGAGAGGAAAAGATTATGTTTGACGATAGCTGTACCCTGCGGCGCATCTATCTGAAGCGTAAGCTCTGCCTTCGGGCAGGCAGACATTTTCTCCGAGCCGTTGAAATAGCCGCGCTCAAAGCTTTTGACGGTGAATTCATATTCCCCTTCCGGCAGAAGTACAAATTCGTTTTCGGCTTCAATAACGCTGTCCCAATCAAGGGCGTCGTTTCTGTTGGTGTTGTAGTTTTCGCTCATGGTTGTTAATACTCCTTTTTATTTAAAATTTTCTTATATGATTGACGATGATATCGTAGACCTGCTCCCATGCACCGATAAGGCAGCCGTTAATGAAAGCTTCGCCATAATTGAGAATCGGTGTGTCGGCAGTGAAGTAACCTTTCCACGCTACTGCATTTCTAAGCTCATCTTCGGTAACGTTGTTCGCCGTCATGAGTTCACGCAGCGCTGCCGGTAAGCCAGAACTCGGTTCAGTGTTCTCAGTGTTCGGGGTAGGCTCATCGGCATCGGCGGTAAACTCGTCGATTTTTGCCTTGAGCTCCTCTATGCTTTTTTTCGGCGGGTCGGGCAGCGCATTCGTCTGCGGCTTATCTTCCGGCGCCGCTGCGACATATGCACCGGAAGACGGAATAAACGGTGCGATGACGCTGAAATCGAAATCGACCTCGTCCGGCAGCCCGTATCTGTTCTTCGCATCCCAGCAGGGATGATGATTGGTATACATTACCCTTCTGCCGCCCTGTGCCTTTCTGCTGTCGGTCTTCTCGTCCTTTATCACGAACGTCTTATAGTTGACGAAGAGAACCGTGTCTGCCCATTCTTTTACGATCGGCGCGACATTTTTTGAAAGTTTCATCTCCCAGCGGTCGTATGCGCCGAGCTCGTCCGGCTGCTCAAACTTACGCATTTTGGCGTGAGCGGTCAGCACGACGTTAATACCTTTTGATATAACCTCATTGAGCAGGTCAAGAATCCTGCCGAACTCTTCGTAGAGCTTTGTATAGCCCTTGCCGTATCCGAAGTCCTCAATGCTCTGTTTGTGATTTACGGAACATATATGATTACTTGCAAGCTGCTCTGCCCAGTCCGCTGTGTCGATGACAAGCGTCATACACAGTTCGGGGTGATCGCGAACATATTTGACCTCTTCGAGAAGCATCGTCCAACTGCTCGGTTTGTCAAAACGCTTAACGTTCAGCCTCTTTGTGCTGCCTTCCGTGTCGATGAAAATCGCGCCCGGGAACTTGGAAGCAAAGGTTGATTTGCCGATTCCCTCCGGACCGTAAACTATGACCCGCTGTGCATCTTCGATTATTCCTGATGTTATGTTCATTAAAACTGTCCTGCCTTCCATGCTTTTTTAGTCTCCGTCGGTTCGTTCACCACATATCCGTCCTCTATAAGGACACTGCATTCATCGCCGGTGCTGACCCTTGTTGCTATCGCCTGCAGACCTTCATCCTCAAGCCATTTGCCGAACTCGGCAAGAGTATCAAGATCCATCTGCTCGAGCTTATCAAGCAACACAAAACCGCAACTGGGGTTGAGTTTTCGCACGATGGCCGTGGAGACCACGAGCTGATCCGCGCCGGACATATTATCCCACTTGAACCCGTTGTAGGTCAGTTCGCCATCCTGGATGGACAGCCCCGGCAACGGGAGCTGTGCGGATTTGAGCAAGTCGGTTTTCTTCTGTCTAACCGCCTCGAGTTCGTGAGTCAGCTGACTGTACTGAGCCTGATATGCTTTCGCATCTTCCTCCGCTTTCTCTTTTTCGAGGTTTGCACGAATTTTAATGTTGGTTTTTTCGACATTTTCGATATCCTCTTCGAGCTTGGCGGTGCTCAGATCCTCGAGGTGCTCCGTCTCCATGTTCGCAATTCTGAGGTCATCCATAAGGCTCTGCTGCTCCGTCATAAGACGTTGAAGCTCAGCTCGGATTCCGCTTATCTTGCTGTTAACGGCATCATAGCAACGCTGTATCTCCGCGGCACGGTCACGCTTGCGCTTATTCTCCGCATTATGCGCCATAATCCCCTGTTGCTGTTTGATAAGCTCGGATGCGGAAATCAGCTGCTCGGGAACATCCGGATACTCCGTCATCTCTCTGGCATACTTTACCTTCTGGTCGGCTATCTGACCGATAGCGTGGCGTCTGTTGTAAAGCTCTGTCGCGTCATGTTCGAGCTGCGCGAGCTGATCTCCGACGCCGATAATGCGCAACAGTGTATCGGCTTTTTCTTTATTTGATGCCGTCATAAATCTCGGCAAGTCCAGCGCGAGCTGAGAAACGAACTCGTTAATAAGCTGCTGACCGCCTTTTCTGCCGGTAGGGTCTGTAACCTTCAAGGTGCTGTTCTTTCCGGTGCGCTCCACTATTATGCCGCTGTCCATTGTGATTTTTAGATTGGGCGGCAGCACGGAACCCTCACGCTGTGGCGATGACGGACGGAACCTGTCGCCTCCGAGTGCCCACGCTATGCTGTCGAGCACTGAGGTCTTTCCCTGACCGTTACGTCCGCCTATCACGGTCAGACCGTTTTCGGTAGGCTCGATTTTGACTGCCTTAATACGCTTTACATTCTCGAGCTCAAGGCTGTTTATCTTCATTTGACTTTGTTCTCCCTTCATGTTATTATGATATTGAGGTTTTTACCTTTGCCGTCTTCGCTGCCCACTCAGCGTTGGCGGCTTTTATAATATGCGCAGCCGTCTTCCGTCGGCGGCGAACTGCGGAAAATCCCGGTCTCGTGGGTGTATATACATGCCGTGCCGTCCCAGTCGCCGCACGGAGCCGAAAGTCTGCGACGCCAGTCACAGCTGTTGCATATCGCCATTTTGCGCCACGGTCCGTTTCTCATGCGCTTCGGTTCCGGTGTCGGTGCAGCAGTGGGCTGTTGCCGTTGGTCGGTCAAGCCGGCGAGATAATCAATTGACACATCAAAATACTGTGCTATGTTAACTGCCATCGGCAGCGACGGACAGCTCTTGCCGTGCATATACGCCGATACCATGTTAGGCGCGGTGCCGAGTGCCGCGGCAAGGTCTTTCTGCGTGACTTTCGGCACGCTTTCGCGCATCAGGTCTTTTAGCCTGGCAGCAAGGATCTGCACATCGAACGGGCTTTTAGTCGTCTGATTTCCCATTGCGTTTTGTCTCCTTTCTGTTTAAAATTTTTGCTTTGAGCCTGTCCTCGAAGGCGATAAGCTTGTCCTCACGGCAAAAGCCATAGATGATAAGTACGACGGCGACAATTTCAAAGACTGTTTGAATTGCAAATTTAAGTGCCATTGTTAAACCCCTCTTTCTTTCAATTCACCGCCCAGTCATCAATCCGATATCCCCGCGCTTGAACTGTTCGAGCTTGTCAAGGCGGATGTAGTACGACCAGCCTCCGCTTGAGTGCTGAAGCGCGATACAAAAGGTGCATTTGCCCTCCCTGGCAAGCAGCCTGATCTGGTGCGGCGGTATGTAAATAACCTCCCGGAGATACATCGCCGCTTCGTCCACTGACATAAGTGCCATTTTTTTACGCATGGTGTTTGTCTCCTTTCACGAGAGCGCTTTCAAGAAGCGTTCTTTTCCTTTTACAGTGACAAGCATCTGAACGCCTGTCCAGTCGGTCTTATCGTTGTATGTCTCCTTGACGGTGAACAGCCCTGAATCGACATGCTCCGCATAGGGCATCAGCCTGCCGCGCTTGTCGCGGTAAATGTACTTGTGGTCTATAAGCCACTTTACGAAGTCGTTCTGCTTCATCCCGAGAAGCTTCGCCGTTTCTCTGACGCCGGTAAGACTCTCGCGGTCGCACAGACCGTCAAAATATTCCGCTTTCGGCTGCATAATGGCGTTCTGAACCGAGAGGTTAGCGTTTATAGTTTTGAATCTCTCAAGCCTTTCCTCAGCCATTCTGAGGGCTCTCGACATCACCGCTTCGGGTGAGTTCCACTCTCTTTCGAGCTGCAAGAAATACTGTCTCGCCTGCTTGCCTTTCTCGTTGCGCTGAAGCATACAGATCTCTTTTGCCATGTCGATGGTGAGCTGCGCATCCTGTCTCGGCTTGCCCGGTAAGCCGTCAGACCTATTCGACAAAAATGTCGAATAGTCCTCTCCCTCAGCAAAACCGTATTCGCACATTCTCGGGAACCATTTGTCATAGGGAGTTCCGACTTCAAGAAATTCGTGTAGGTCTCTCGCTAAGACCGTCGGTCTGTCGCTTTCATAGTTGATTTTGATTAACTCGTTCATTTACAAAGCTCCTTATCATTTAATTTATTTGTTGGGTATGTTTACAGCTTTCATTTCATAATTTACAGCATCGAATATTGACTTTTCGGCAATCGACTTGTATACTTTTTTCGAAAGGATGTGTAATTTTGAAGAAAACAATTTCAGCGATAAATATTGAAACAAATGTGCCGGAAACTATTAAATATTACCCTGTTAAAGAATGTCCCTTATGCCATGTTTCTTTTGATGGAACACATTTGTCCGGATATTATTCACACGCTTATTTTGATGACGGCAAAGAAGATCTCGGTAAATATTTCCTTTATGTAACCCATTTTTGTTACTCATGTAATCAGGCCTTTTTAGGTGTATATCACAATGCTCCCGATGGTCTTTTCGAGTTGTTGTGTGCTGTACCGAAAACAGTCCGCAACATCGATTTCTCGCCTGCAATCAATAAGCTCTCTCCTCTTTTTGTCTCCACCTATAATGAAGCCTTGGAGGCAGAAGGAAGTAATCTTTTACGCATATGCGGATTGGGGTATAGGAAATCTCTCGAATATTTGATTAAGGACTACTTAATATATAAAGAGCCTGATGAAAAAAGTAAGGTTCTCGATACTTCGCTTGGAACATTAATAAAAAACAAAATAGAAAGTAATAAGCTAAAAACTCTCGCAAGTAGATCCGCGTGGTTAGGAAATGATGAAGCTCATTATTTGAAGTATCACGAGGAATACGACATTCAAGATTTAAAGGAATTTATTACTGCTATTGTTACATTTTTCGATGCCGAGCTCAGCGTAGATAAAGCACTTCAAATAAAGTCGAAGAAAAGTCAATAATCCCTCGCTTCTTTTTTAGCTATCAATGTTCCGTCGAGTTTCCAGAAGCACTCCTGCATTCGCACGGGGTTGTTCTCTTCACCTGTTCCTACCAGACCACGCGTCCATATCACAGGAATAATCTTAGCCTGCCGCGTCCCGTATTTGGGGTGCGGCTTTTTGCTATCATTCAT